AAGGTATGCCGTTGACCAGCATGGAGGAGGCCAGCGCATGGAGATCTGCCAATTCGCAGCGCGCCCCTAGGTGCAAGGTTGCCCAGGCGGCCGCGGCCTACACGGATCCGGACGGACCGGTCAGCCTAGAGACGGCTTTGCCGGGTGAAACACCGGAACTAACCGAGGTAAGGGAGAGGGCTAACCGAGCAAAGGTAGCCGAGCGGGAGGCCATGAAACTTTTGGACCAAGCCAAGGAGGCCAAGGACGTGAACGGGATCCGGCTGGCCCTGGACAAGGTCATTGCCACCCAAGAGCGTGCTCGGGATGCCGCCGAGGAACTGGCCAAGGCCCGCGTGACGGCGGGGATCATGATCACAGTGACGCAACACAATCAGGTAGTGGAGCGGTTGGCGGCTGAATTTCAGCGTGGCCTGGAGGCGCTGGTCAACAAGGGCAGCCGGCTTGTAGGTAAAGACGCGCAGGAAATTCACGACATTATGCGCGAGGAAACCGGACGAACCTATGAGGCGATCAAGGCGCGCATGATTGCATGACGATTACGTCATCATCATCAGTCCATGGGGTAGGGGCGGCGTTTAAGTTTCTGCGCCCCGCAGGGATGGACTCGGTCAGCAAGTGGGCAGAGCAAAACATCTGGTTTTCGGAGAGATACAGCCCGAGCAAGCCGGGCAAGGTCAGCCTGGATTCGATGCCCTACCTGCGGGAGGTGCTGGACAGCGCGACGGCCCCGGGTGTGCATGAGCTGACGCTATGTTTTGCGGTGCAATGCGGCAAAAGCACGGCCCTGCAGCTAATGCTGGCGCACCGGCTGACGAATCGGGCCACGCCCTGCATGGTGGTGCTGCCGTCGCTCAAGCTGGCGCGGTCCATCAGTGCGGACCGCTGGATGGAGCTGGTACAAAGCAACCCATGCCTAGGCCGGCTTTGTCCGGACAACGACGACGAGATGAAGCTGGACGAGCAGAGATTCAAATCGGGCACGGTTTGGTGGGTGGGAGCGGGGTCTGAGAGCAATCTTAGTTCACGCAGTGTAGGCATGAGCATCGCCGACGAGATCGACAAGTTTCCGGACTGGAACACCAAGGAGGCGGCGCCGCTGCAGCTGATCGGCGCCCGGATGGAATCCTTTCCTCACTGGCTTTACGTCCAGGCGTCCACGCCGACGATCGACCAAGGGGTCAACATCTGGACGGAATTTCAGCGGGGCGACCAGCGCTACTACATGATCGCATGCCGCCAATGCCATCATCAATTCAATCTGGAGTGGGAGGGCGTGCGGTGGGACGAATCCGCGCACGATCCGGACGGCAACGCGTGGGACTTCGACAAGGTCAAGGCCACGACGCACTACGAGTGCCCAGGGTGCCGCAGGCAGATCCCGTTCAGCGAACGAAACGAAATGATGCGAGAGGGCAAGTGGAAGGCCACGGCCCAAGGCGAGCCGGGCCGCCGGAGCTATCACCTCAACGCGCTGTACAGTCCGCACAAGACCTGGGGCGAGCTCGCCGTGATGTTTATCCAAGACAAGGAAAGCATCCGCGGGCTGCACCATTTTGTGAACAGCTACCTGGCCAAGCCATGGACTCCGGCGGCCGCCACGGTCAAGCCAAGCGCCGTGGAGGACGTCATCAAGGCCAGCCCGGAATATCTGCTGGGAGAGTGCCCCCTGGATCCGGAAGGGCTGATGATGGCCGTGGACGTCCAGCAGACGGAGCTGTGGTACACGATCCGGGCCTACGGAAAAAACGCGGGGAAGCCATGGAGCGCGCTAGTGGACTACGGCCAGTTGATCGGATGGGATGCCGTCCTGCAAAAGTTTGGGCAAAAGTATCCGGTGCGCGGCAAGGAGGGGGAAGGCATGAGCTGCCTAGGGGGTTTTGTGGATTCCGGCTACGCGGCCCGGAGGACCGGCGGCGTGTATGAATTTGTGATCCGGGCGGCCGGAAAGTTTTGGGCCAGCAAGGGCCGGGCGGCCAGCGCCGGGATGCGGGCCAGCGTCGTGAAACAGGTTGTCGAGCACTTGGGCCGGACGCTGCCGCTGGTGCAGTACGACGACAACGTGTTTAAGCACACGCTCTACATCAATAAAATCAAGGAGCGCACGGGGGCGGACTGGTGGCTGCCGCGTAACCTAGGCCGCGATTACATCAGCCAGCTGACGAATGAACGGCTGGTGGAGCGCAAGCTAAGGTACGGCCAGCGAGAGCTGACGTGGGAAGTGGTGGGTGCAAACCACTTGGGGGATTGCGAGAAGCTGGTGCTGGTGTTTCTGGAGCACGAACAAAACCGGCCGCAGGAGGCGCCCGCTAAATTGACAACATGAAAGGCGCGTGGAGCGTGGGCTCATTTTTTCCCTATGGATACAGGCTTCGAAGGATCCGATTGCCCTTCGCTTGGCTCTGGAAGCCCTTGCGGCCGGGCAGGCCAACACGTTCACCAACGGGGGCAAGGTAATGGTTTCCGCCTCCGTGGCCGGGAAAAGTTTTTCCTACCAGCTCCAGCCGGGCATCAATCCGATGGCCATCACCGAGCTGGCCCTAGGCGCTTGGAAATCCGTCAAGGATTTCACCACCAGCGCGGAAATTGAAAATTTCCTAACCAAAAGCAACGGTAACGTCAGTTACCCCAACTTCGGCATCATGCTGCCGATTAATCCGTGAGCCTGGGCAGCTGGTTCGGCCGGATTGTCCGGGCAGGGGCGCAGGATTACACCAAGCGCCAGCACATCTACGTCACCCCGCAGGACACGCGGACCGATGTCACCAATCAAAGCCGCAAGCAGGTGCTGGGCCTCGCCCGTTACTGGTTTTACAACAGCCCCGTGGTACGCGGGGCGATTGACTGCATGGTTCGCAACTCCGTCGGCCCCGGGATTAAGATGCAATCCCGCACCTCCGATGAGGGCTGGAACCGGGCGACCGAGGAATGGCTGGCCAACTGGTCGCTGGCTTGCGATGTCCGCGGCCTGTTGGACTGGAACACGCTCCAGCAGGTGGCCACCCGCACCATGCTGCGCGATAACGAGCTCTTTATTTTACTGACCGACAACGGCGACGGCTGGCCGATGCTTCAAATGGTGGAAGCCCACCGCTGCGAGACCCCAGATTACCTGCAAGGCGACAAGCGCATCATCGACGGCGTGCGGGTCAATCCACAGGGCCGCCCGCTTTCCTACTACATCAACCTCGGCCAGGACGACAAATTCTCCGAGATTCAATCCCCGGATCTGATCGTGCTGGCGGAGCGCGACCGGGCCGACGAGCTGCGCAGCCTATCCCGCCTGGTCACCTGCCTTAACCTGATCCAAGACCGCGAGGAGATTTTGACCAACACCATGGTCAGCGTGAAGCGGTCCTCCACCATCGGCTTGGCCTTGGAGGGGGAGGGGAGCGCCGGATTTTTTGGTCCCGAAACCACCACCACCGATGGCATCACCACGGATCGGATCTTTGGCTCCGGGGCGATCTGGAACGTGCCCAACGGCCGAAAGATCCGCGAGATCAAGGACGACCGGCCCAGCCCGAATCTGACCGAGTTTATGGATCAGTTTCTGCGGGCCGTGGCGTCCGGCCTTGGCCTGCCGTATGAGTACCTGTGGAAAGCCGACCTGTCCGGCCCCTCCCAGCGGTTCGTGTTGGCGCAAGCCCAGCGCCGGTTTGACGAAATCAGCCAGGCCATCATCACCCAGCTGGTCTCCCGGGTTCGCCTCTGGGCTTTGGCCAAGGCCATCAAGCGCGGTGACCTTACCCCGCCCCGCGGCATGGACCGGTGGTGGCAGTCCACATTCCACACGCCCAAGCAGACCACGATCGACGCCGGGCGCGACAGCGCCGCCGACCGCGAGGACCTGAAGCTGGGCCTCACCACCTATGCCGACATCTATGCGGCCAGGGGAGAGGACTGGCAGGATGCCATCGACCAGAAGATCGCCGAGCAGGTCTACATTAGGCAGAAGTGCGACGCCGCTGGGATCCAAGTGGCCGACGTGCAGTTCATTCCCAACCAGCCGGCTCCCGCGGCCCAGACCCCTCCTTCCGAGCCT